CATTTTATTTGCTTTGGCCAAGGTATAGGGCCGACGACATTTCAAATATGGCGAATTCGCCATAATTAAAATTACACTGTCGCATGATGAAGTGAACTAGTTCCAAAATGGAACTAGTTCGAACCCAGCCCCGCGAACGCATCACGGGGCTTGGGCTACCTGAAAATCACGCGTTCAATTGGTGATAACGGGCTTTCTCTGCACTATCGCCATCCCAGGGGAAGTATTGGAAATACTCGTTGTTTGGCACGCTGATGCCCGCCTGTTCGGCCACGTTGCGCAGGAACATGATGCTGTCGGCGGCGTGGTCGTGCAGGGTGGCGGCTAGGCGGCGGTTCAGGCCGCGTATGGCTGCCCGGTGCTGGTAGATAAATTCGGCACAGTACAGGCTGTTGATTACAGCACCCTGCAAGTTGCGCAGTGGTTGGGGCTGCATATTTTCAGGTAGCCTGTCCAACACTTCGCCGTTCAGCCCGCTTTGTAACGTGAGCGAATGCACATAAGCCACCGCAGACGGCAGCAGAGGGGCGGCGATTTGGTCAATATGCGCCACGCCGAAGCGCTGATGCACCATGCGGTAGGCTGCCGAATAATCGATACCGCAGCGGGCGACCAGCAGCTTAACCGCATCCACCAGGCCACGCCGTTCGTCTATTGTGGTTTGGGTTTCCAGCTTGGGGCTACCTGAAACATCTTCCTGCGTATCCAGAAAGCCCAATAAAAAAGGCAGCCGAAGCTGCCAAGTTCCGTCCTAAGGTAAACCCTTACAAGCCGCCAAACATCGCATCTTCCAGCGTCTGCGGTTCGGCTCGTGCCGCTGCTGCTGCCGAAGCGCGCAACGGTTGCACGGCTTGGCGTACCGGTGCCATCGTCTGCTTGATGCCGTTATAGAATGCCTGAATGGCCGGCAGCCATTGTTCCGGCGGCAGGCTGCCCAACTGGGTTTGCGCGTATTCCACCAGCTTCGGCTCAATCTGCGGCCACATCACATCCGTTTTCGCCATCTGTGCCGAAAAGTCGTTAATGCCCTGCGCCGCCTGATTGCGTGAAGCCTGCCATTGCTGCTGTTGCAATAACTCCTGCTGTTGCCGCGCCTGCTGCTGTTTCAGCATCTCCTGTTGCTGTTGCTGCTGCCAGCGTGCCGCCGCCACCTGCCGCGCCATCTCCGCATCCAGCCCCATTTCCCCAATCTGCTGCTGCAAATCCGGATAGGCACTGAGCAAATCCGCCTGCAAGCTGCGCCCGCTCAAAGCCTCAAACTGCTGGATTTGGCGGCGCAAATAGGCTTCCACCGTGTCAAAATCCCCGGTCTTCACCGCCTTGGCATAATCAAACAGCTGCGCCACTTCCTCGCCGTTGTTGCAGCTCTCCTGCGCCAAACGCTGAAACTCCTGCACCGTCTCATCCATCTGCCGGTAGTAGTCGTCTTTGGCGCGGTATTCCTTCACTTGGTTTGCCAGCTCGCGGAAGCGGGTGCTGGCCTTCTCGCCCAGCCCTTCCGGCTCGGTCAAATCCGCATCCTGCTCCGGTGCGGCGGGCGGCTGTTCGGTTTCCGCCTTCGCTTCTGCCGGTTTCTCTGTTTCCGGCTGTGCCGCTTGATCCTGTTCCTCTTGCGCTTCAGCAGCCGGCTCTGCCGCCTGTTCCGGCTCGTCTGCCGCCTGCTCCGTGCCAAACATTGCCTCTTCCAAGCTCTGCGGCTCGGCTTGGGTCTCCGGCTGCTGCTGTTGTTCGGTTTGTGCTTCCTGCTCGGCTGCCATTTTCACTTCTTCGCTCATTGCATTACTCCGTTGGTCGGTTGTTGTGTTTCGTCATTCGGTAGCTGCTGCGGGTCGATTCCCGCTTGCGGCATCATCTGCCCCACCGCCTGCATGATTTGCTGGCGCATCATGTCCTGCGTCATATCCGGTATAAATTCGTCCAAGTCGATGCGCTCGTCAAAGCGGTTGAGCGTTTCCTCCAGCATCTTGCGCAAGGCCCCCGCCATGCCGTTCTGCCCCTGCATCTGCAATTGCGCCATCTGCCCGATGGTCTCGCGGCACACCGGCATCAGTTGCAGCCATTGGTCGCGCTCCTGGTATTTGTTCGGTTTGCTCATGCTGCCCGCCTTAATGTCCACCGCCAGATAGCGGAAAGCCACATCCGGCGTCAGGTTTTGCCAGTTGCCCTGCGCCCCCAGTATCTGCGCCACCTCGGCAGGCGAATAGCTCTGCACCAAAATCTCCAAGGCATAGCGTGCCATCTCGCGCATCAAATCTTCCATCGTGTCCTGCCGCTCGGAAATGCCGCTCTGCATGCCCATGCTCATGATTTCCGCCTCGGTGGCGGTCTTCGCTTTGTTGATGTAGCCGCGCGCCGCATCACCGCTGCGGGTCGTCATCTCCACATCACGGAACACCATGCTCGGGTCAAACAGCGCCTGATTGATTTCCGGCAGCGGGAATTGCTGAATGCTGTTGGCAATCGGCTGCGCCGGATTGATGCTGGCCGCCACCCAAGAGCCGGTTTCGTCATCACGCACCCTGTCCACCAAGCGTTGCGAATCCCCGGCAGACAAATCCCCCGCCTTCGGCACCACCCACACCGGCTTATTGTATTGGCGGCTGTTGCGCACCTGGCTGCGCAGGTGGCTGTATTCGTCCTGATAGTCAATCAGCGTCTGCACGTCCGAGAGCGGCCAAAAGCGCCCATCAACCGCGTTAAACGCTAAAAGGAAAAACGGATACCAGCGCTCGCCGGTCGGCTGCGGGCGGTAAGGCTCACGCGCCCATTCGCTTGCCCCACGCGCAAAGGTGTACACATGCTGGGTCGATTTATCCCACACCTCCCACACTTCCAAGAGCTGCTCCGCCTCGTCGATTTCTCCCGCACTGTTCTGCTTCAGGCTACCTGAAGATTCGCCCTTGTCCTTACCATACAGCCGCGCCCCCTGCGGCAGCTCCTTCTTGGCAAACCGCCGCTTGTATTCCCAGGCGGTCATCCACACCCGATGCCCCAAAGCCTGCGCGTTCAAGTAATCCCCCAGCTCGCGCACCCCGTCATCCAGCACGAACATATTCTCGCTGGCAATCCTGTCCAGCACCAAGCCTTTCTGCACATACAGCTCGGTTTCGCCGCGCAAGGCCGCTTCCACATGCTCGGTCTGCATCGCCAGTTCCTGCTGTACCGCCTCCTTGTCCGCGCCCGCCTCGTCCAAAGCCAGCTTTAAGGCATCCAATTGCGCCACGTTGTCCTGCGCATCCGGCAGGCGGTTGTGCTGCAAAGGGTCTTCGCGGTAGTTGTCCTGCAAAATCAGCTTCAGCCAGCCCGTGCCCGTGGTCAGCGTGGAGAGCAGGCAGGATTTCATGCGCCGTTTCAAATCCGTGTTCAACACCAGCTCGTGCTGCAATAATTCCTCCGCCGTCTGCGCAAAGCCCAACCACGGCGACACTTCCCCTTCTTTCGCCACCGCCGCTTTGCCCGGGCGGATTTCAATTTCCGGGTTTTTCGCATAAAGTGCCGGAATTAGCGCCGAAAGCGTGCTGAAAATCAAATACGGGTTTACCTTGCGCTCCGTATTCTTTTTCGCCAAATCCACCGCATCGCGGCACACGCCAAACAGCTTGTGCTGCTTCTCCGCATTTTTCAGCGCCCGCGCCACGCGGTTATCCCACTTTTTCAGCAGCGCATTGCCGCCGTTCGTTCCACTTGCCGAATCCATAAGCCCTCCAGTAAATACCCCGTATTATCAGCCAGTTTTAATCGGTTGCATCCAGCGCAGCCACTCCGGCCGCTCATGCCGTTGCTCCTTCGGCGGTGGCGAGAGCACCCGCGTCATGCACAAATAGCGCAGCGTATCCGGCGCATGGTCTTCCATATCGCTGTCCACGTCCTCCGGATTGTGCTTGTCATGCTGCAAGGCCGGCAGCGTGCGGATTAAGTCGCGGCAGGTGTCGAAGAAATACAGGAGCGGCTCGCCCTCGCTGGCCGCCGTGCCCTGTAAACGCAAATGCACCTGCTGCCAGCCCGCCACCCGCTTATTGTCCGCCGGCCAAAACTGCACCCCCGCCTTCTGCATCGTCTCCGCTTGCGATTCCCCGCCGTTGCTGGCAAATATCGCCGGGTCAGCCACCATCTGCGCAAAACGCTCATCGCGGCTCATCCGCTTAATCCCCGACGCAATCTCCCCAGCCGGTAAGCGCAAGCCCACATTCGGCTCACCGGTCGAGCCATACCATTCCCGATACACCACAATCGCATTCTTCGGCAGCAGTTTGCCGCTGTCAGGCAGCCTGAACGTCCCGTCCGACACCGCGCCCCACAACACACAGAACGGCTTAGCATAGCCCCAGTCGTGCGCCATGATGCGCGGCCAATGCACCGGCAGCGAGAACGGTTTCAGCACATGGCGCTCGCGGGCAAACTCCGCGAAATACGCCCCGTCCACAATATCCCAATCCCCGTTCTTCATCGCCGCCACCAGCGAAGGCGAGCCCAAGCCCGCCAAACGGCTTTCATATTGCGGGTCGTTTTCCAGCAGGGTCGGGTTATCCGAAAGCCGCGCCGGAATATATTGCCGCAGCATGCCCCCTTCCGCTTCCGGCGTGCGCCGGATTTCCATCGGCGGCGCATAATCCACAAACATCGCCTTCACCCAAGCATGCCCGATATTGCCCGGATTGCTGCCGCACAAAATCAAAGGCAGCTTGTGCCGGTATTCCTGCGGCACTTTCAGCCCGCCCAAGCGCACACGCCCGCGCAGAAAGCGGTAAATGCTCTCCGTGAATAAGGTCAGCTCGTCCATCAGCAGCACATGGATTTCCGCCCCCTGATACTTGTACATATCCTTCTCATGCTGGCAATGGCACAGATAAATCTTCGCCCCGTTCCAAAACTCAAAAATCCCCTTGCTGTCGTTAAACTTCACATGCCCCGACTGCATCAGCGGCGAGAGCATAGCCCGCAACCCGCTCACCCCTTCCAGGTGGTTTTTGCGCAAATCGTCCGACACCCGCCGGAACAAATACACCTGCAAGCCCGCCACCGCCATACACAGCAGCAGCCCCACCACACGCATCAAATGGCTCTTGCCGCCGCCCGCCGCCCCGCCATACAGAATCTCCGTGGCCTGGCTCAAAAACGCATCCGACTGCCGCTTATGCAGCTTTAAACGCAACTCACTCACGGCTCAGCTCCACCACAATCTTCGGCGGCGTCGGCGTTACATCCTCCACCTTGTCCACAAACATACCCAAATGCTTGCCCAACAAGTCCAAGGCTTTGCCCGCGCCGGTCGGTTCCAGCGCATATACTTCCACCTCCCGCGCCGTTACTTCGCCCAGCTGCGCATTCTTCACAACTTCCGTTATCCGCACCGGCTTCCTACCCATGCAAATATCCCGCAGCTCGCGCAAATCCCGGACTACCTCATCTTGGGTCAATTCCACCCGCTCCGAACGTTTGTTTCGCGCCGCTTCAATCGCCTGCTGAATGACAAGTTTTGACAAGTTCTGCGCCCCAATCTGCCGCGCCGTTTGTTCGCTATACCCCGCCCGAATCGCCGCCTGCGTGGCGTTTAAGTCCACCAGATACTCTTCAACAAACCTCTCCTGTTTCGGCGTCATCTTTTCACCCACCTTTTCATCCAAGGGTCAGCGTCCATGCGCATAATCGGCAGCCAGTAATAGCGCACCGGCGTCGAGCGAACGCACCAATAACGTAATTTCTGCACCCGCATCTCCCGCACATCCGCATACACCACCATGCCTGCATCCGATAGCGCCGTCATCGAGCGCATCACCGACTTCTCATTGCGCCCCACCCGTCGCGCCAGCTCCTGCGCACATTGCTTGCCGTGCATCTGTAAGCAATGCAGCAGCTCATCCCGCAACAACAACTCACGCCCACGCGCCATCATCTGCCTCCCTTCCAAACACCACCTCATTACCAGCCGCCCAAGCCTGAATGTACTCAATCAAACTCGCCAGCCTGCGTACTCCCATCCGCGCCGTACTCTCCCGCAGATTGATGACTTCGCCTTCTAAGCCAATCGCCATTTCAGCCGTGCCGCCCGTAGCAATCCGATGCCCAGAAACAAATATCATCTTCCATTGCTCGATTGAGAGTTTTTGGCCGTTAAAGGTTTTCTGTTTCGCAATATCCCCCAGCATCGCATGCAGCTTCGCGTTCTGTTCGTCCGTGCGGGTTTTCTCCCGTACCTCCACGACTGCTTTGTCATGCACCTGAAGCAGCGCTCCCGCCACCTCATACGCCAGCCGCATCACATCCCGCCGGTTATCCCGCGTGATGAAGCGCTTAAACTTTTGGCTCATTCGATCCTCAACTTTTCCAAAACAGTATGAGGACGAAAATAGAACCTAAGACTGCCAGCAACCCGATAAATGGATGGAAGCATTCCCAATATGTGAGGTTGGTCTTGCCGAACCAGCGGAATACGCACATGGTCAGAGAGTACAACAGGGCATAGATAATAAAGACTTTCAAATCCAACAATTTAATCACGTTCCATCTCCTTAGCTAATTGCTTATATTTTGAAGTTAATTCGCGCAGCTCTTCCTTCATCCAGCGGCGCGTTTCATGGTCGGCATCCAACTCCTCCACCCGCGCCAGCCCGATACGCTCTATCAAGCCCTGCCGGTAGCCACGGATATTGCCGCTCTCGTACAGATTGCAGCGCACACAACCGCCATGCACATTGTCCTCATCAAAGCGCAGCTTGTTGCTTCTGCCCGCCGGCACATAGTGGCAGGCTTGGAAATTATCCTTCCACGGCGCACCACAGCTAATGCAAGGCTTGCCCCTATCCCGCAATCGAATGTAACGGTTGAACGCCTGCTGCGCCTTCTTGGTCAGTTCCGGGATGGTTTCCAGCCTATGCCGCAGCGCCGCCGTCTTTGCCCGCTCCTTGCGCTTGGATTCACGCTCCGACTTGATGGCCGCCTTGCGCTTCTGTTCGCGCTGATATTCAATCCCGCAAGCTGGGGAGCAGACAAACTGCAGCGGCCTTTGCTTCTCAAACACCGTGCCGCATACTTTGCATTTACGCTTGGCCATGTTTTACTCTCTCCAAAATCTCTTCACGGGTCGGCGCACCGGACAGCGCGGTCAGTTGGTGCAGCATCTTCTCTTGCAGCTTCCTACTTGGTCGGCAGCGGCGGATTTGTTCGGCACAGCAGGCCGGGCAGCGGAAATTCAGCACGGCTCTGGTTGGTGGGCAGCAGGGGCAGTTATCCACGGCTGCTCTCCCAGTCGAATATCAGCACTTCCCCGCCGTCCTCTTTCACGCGGTCGGCGATGCGGTCGCCTACGGCGGCTTTGAAGCCTTCGGGGGAAAGGTTGGAAATCAGGATAGTGGGTTTCATGTTCTGATAGCGCTCGTTGAACACGTCGAACAGGGCGCGGCTCTCTGCCTCCGTGCCGCTCTGTACGCCCACTTCGTCGATAATCAGCAGGTCGTAGCCGCCGAAGGCCGCAATAACCTCGCTCTCGTTCACGTCGCTGTCGTAGCTCTTGGATTCACGCACGATGCGGTTGATTTCGGCCACGCTGGTAAAACGGGCAAAACCGTTGCAGTTGCGGATAACATAGCGGGCAACGGCGCAGGCGAGATGAGTTTTACCTGTGCCAGCATTACCCAACAGTGCCAGGCAGCGGCCGGAGTGGCCGGTTTGAAACTCGGTGGCGTAGACTTTGAAACGCTCCACGATGTAGCGCTGCTTGTCGTTTCCCACGCGGTAACCGCCGATGGTTTTTTCGCGGAAACGCTTCGGAATGCCTGAGTCGCCAATGCGCTGCTCAATACGCCGCAGTTCGCTTTGCCGGTCGGCTTCCGCCCGTTCGGCTGCCTCGCGTTCGCGGCGGGCGGCTTCGGCTTCTTTGGCGCATTCAGGGCAGCCACGGGTAAAGCGGGTGTACACCTCCTCCGTGTACTCGATGCCGTGTTTGGCGCAGGTTTTTTTGCTGGTGCTGACAGGCGTGAACAGGTCGGGTAGGGCTTGGTGCAGAAAATTGCCGATGCTTTGGGGTTCGGTAGCGGTATCCATCATAAAATATCCTTGGCTAGGTGGGCGCCGCCGTTGGTGTGCTGCGGCACGGTATTGATGCGGTTGGGCTTGGGTTGGGCGGGATGATTGCCACGGTCGGAATGCAGCCATTCGGCGCGGAAGCCACGCCAGCCGCGCTCACAGCAAATCGTCAATGCCTGCTCCAACGACAAGCCCGCGTTGTTGGCTTCACGCTCAATGCCCTTCAGCGCGGTTTGGGTAATCGGCGCACGGTGGGATTTGCGCAGGGCGATGTAGTCTTGGGCAAGCTGGCCGTCTATGCCGTGTTCCCCCAGTACCCGGTAGGCTTCCAGTTCGATGCTGGCGGCAGGCGGTTTGCGTTTTTTGGGTTTGTCAGGTTTAGTTTCGGGTTTGGCAGACACAGGCGCATCTGCGGCAGCGGATGCGTGTGTATTTTGTTTATCTAATCCGGATTTGTTACTCAAATCTTCAGTATTTATTAATACGGCGGGATTTTCCCTTAGTGGGATTTCCCCATTGTGGGAATTTCCCACTGTGGGATTTTCCCTTAGTGGGATTTCCCCACTGTGGCTCTGCGGAGAATCAAAAACGATATAGTCCACACCGCCTTCTGCTTTGCGCTTCATTTGCACAAAACCTTTGGCTTTGAGTTCGTCCAGCATCTTCAACACGGCATCCCGCTTGCTCTGTTTCTCCGTCCCCTCTGTCGTCCCAATCAGCTGATTGACGGACACCTGCCAGTTGTCCGGTTTGGACAGCAGATAGCCGAGCAGCCCCATTGCGGCGAAAGAAAGCTGGTGGTCGGCAAACACGCGGTTGTCGATGACGGTGTAGTTCGTCTGCCGGTTACTGCGGATGATTGCCATGATTTCTATCCTTTACTGCCGCCATCATGCGGCGCTCGCAAAACTCACTCACTCCTAAAGCCAGGGAGAATGCCCAGTTCCAAAAACGCTCACGCATGGCTTGCCTCCAATAGTCGGTAGCTGGCGTATTTCTTGCCCGTTCTTTGGTCATGCACCATCTCGCGGTGGATAACGTGTCCGGCCTGCGATAAGTCATAAATCCGCGCACCCAAGCGCATACAGCCGAACAGGTTTAGTGCTTCCAGCGGTGTGATGCTGTTGCCTTGGCGCATGTATTCCAAAATCTGATTGCTTTGTGTCGTTTTATTTGCCATAATTAAGCCTCCTTTATATTTTGTTAATATCCTTTGCCCGCATTCCCATGCGGGCTTTCTTTATTCGCCCCACCACTTCCGGAGACGCCGGAACCAAGCCATCTTGACCGGCACATAAATCCGTTGCATGATTTGCCCGTCATAATGCGCATTGGCCGCAGCCCCCAGTTTCTCCCTAGCCTCTTCCGGGCTGTCCGCCCAAATACTCAATGACCACGTCCTGCCTTTGAAACGGTAGGAGAACGTGTATTCGTTTTTCGCATAATCCATAGGAGTTCCTTTAGCTAACCTTCCCGCTTGGCAAACCGCACCAAGTCCAGAAAATCCCCGCACATTTCCAACGCGTGGCCTAACTCGTCCTCGAATCCGTAACGTTTGAAATAGGCTATAATTTCCGCCTCGCTCATTCGTTCGAAAGGTGCCGGGAATGCACCATCAATTTGTTTCGTCATCAACCCTGCTCCTCTTGATAATTAAGCATCAGACCAAATATTTACGTTGCTGCAATATTGCAGTTTTGATGGAGAAAACCTAATGGCAAAGAATGAAAAGTCTTCCCCCAAAACAGCCAGCCTGGCCGGCAAGGTACTAAGCCAGAAATCAGCCACCAAAGCGGCTAAGAGCTTGGCCGGCTCGGTACTGACACAGGCGCCGGACAAGAAGAAATCGAAATAATTTGCCGCTTTGGCAGGGTAATTACGCCGGCAAACTGTTTGTTTTCCCTGTTCTGGCCGGCTATATGCGGAGCAAGTGTTAATGCTTGCTCCGTTTCTGCAATCACAAAACCAACCGAATGCACGATGCTGGTTTCCACCTCAACGTCATCTGCCGTCTCCCATCCGGCCGGGCAGCCGAACGCATCCTCCCAAACCACAAATTTGATTTCTCCCATCTTCTTTCCCTTCTACCCGTGCTACAAAGTGTTCTGATTGCCCGTCTGTCCGGGCTGCCAAGCGTCTTTCCGCTTTGTCTGCCGTGGTAAAATGGCTGTTCCCCAACAACCAACCACGAAAGGTAAAATCATGGCTCGCCTTACTCATTTGGAATCTCTCCAACTCGCCGCTACTTTGCTGTCTGGCAGAGAAGCTCATGAAACGCTAGATAAACAGGTTGAATATCTGTTCAACGTAGCCGAAAAAATTCTAGAAGAAGACGGCAGGCGCAATCCGCCAGGATCTGTCGGGATTAGGACGTTCAATCTATAGTCGGCAGTGCATTAATCCGGCGCAGCTCGTTCTCAAGCTCTTTAACGGTTGCGCCGAGGCAACCGGGGCAAGTGTCCATTCCCCGAGCAAGCTGCCTAGCCACAAATTTCAGATCCTCTTTATCGCCTTTGGATAATCCGGCAGCATCTTGGATATCCGCTTTCACTTTCAACACAACTTCAAGTTCCAGTTTTTCTTTCATCTTCTTTCCTTTCTCAAAAATATTTGCGCCCCTATTCAGCCAACTTCCCGCCGTTCATGGCGAGCCACAGGGAATGCCCGGATTTCTTCGGCAAACAATTTGCCGTTTTTGTGATACACAAAAATATTTCTTCCGGAGCTAATCGCTTTGCTAACAGCACCTTGGGAGATTTTTAAATCTTTGGCTGTGCGGTACTGTCCGTTTTTTCTCGCATATTCAAGCAACGGGACTTTTTCCATAAAACACTCCAGTTCAAAATCATAGCTAAATATAACCGCAGGTTATTGTAATGTCAATACCTGCGGTTGTTTGATTTTGATTACTGATGGTAATAACATGCTCCAAAAACAAGGAGGCAATATGGCTGTAAAGAAACGCGTGCTAACGCAAGAAGAGCAGTTTGAATGTGCTGAATTAAAAAGTATTTTTCAGAAAAAAAAGGGAGAGCTGGGGTTATCGCAGGCAGCAGTAGCCGATGCGCTCGGCATTTCACAAAGCGCGGTCAATCACTATCTGAATGGCAAAAATGCACTCAATGCCTCCGCTGCCAGCAGGTTTGCCCAGTTATTGCAAGTCCCAGTTTCTGACTTCAGCCACCGCTTAGCTAAAGAAATCAATATGATGTCTATTGGTATTGATGTAGAGAAGCTGAAAGCGATGGGCGAGGATGTGTTGGCAGAAACCACCACCCTGCAATTGATAGATGTTGCCGGTTCTTGCGGGCAAGGGGTAGTCAATCCTGAATACCCATCTCTGCTCCGCTCTATTGAAATTCCCGATGCCGCCCTGTTGCAACTATTGGGAACAACCAACCTGAATAACGTGGAACTGGTTTCTCCGGATGGCGATAGCATGGAGCCAACCATCCCGCGCAAAAGTATCATTTTGGCAAAAACCAATACCAGCGTATTCGACGGTAGCGGTATTTACTTCTTTACCTTGGACGGGTACAGCTATATCAAAAGACTGGCACGCGGCAAACACGGCGTGATTAAAGCCACTTCCGACAACCCCGCCTATTCAGGAACAAACTTTGAGATTTCCCCGGAAGAATTCGACCAGCTCACCATCCATGCCAAGCTTTGGAAAGTGCTGCCGCTGGAGTTTTTGGATATTTAGAACAGAGAGTTAAACAATGAGCAACCCTGAATCGAACGGGCAAAAAAACCTTATATATGCTGCTTGTGCCATTATCGTAATATTGTTGTCGGTTATCCTTTTCTTGGTTGGCAATAACCGACAGCCGACCAACACCATCAAACCAACCGCCGAAACCCACCTACCTGCTACTTCCTCATCGGAAGCGGCTCAAAACGGCCAATCAAATTCCGAGCAGGTTAGGCAGTTTATGAATGATTTAAAGACACAGGATGCGCAAGCCGTTTTTGCCTACTTACAGCAACACAAAGAATTAGAGGCTACTTGGACGACAGCAAGCAAAGAAACTGTTACAGCATCTGCATTTAAATATCCTCAGATTCCAAACGGATTTGTTATTGAGACCAACTTTCACGCCATAACCGGAAACGGAGAGGATGCTGTTTATGATGTATTGATGGCAGATGAAAACGCAGATGGCGTGCTTGACCGAATCATCTACACAAATATGCAGAATCGTAGTGATGAGCATGTTTATCACAATCCGACTGATGAGGCCTCCGTTATGCTATGGGAAGTGTCATTGAGAGAATTAGCCAGGGCATCCCGTTTACCCCATTAATCTAAAAGAGATACCACCATGAAAACTATCTACCTAGCCCAAGCCTTTGCGTTCGAAGTCAAAAAAGGCAAGGCCACCAAGAAACTGCTCAACGAGCAGCCGATACAGTACGCCTCAGCAGACCAGGCTATCAGCCGGGCAAGGAGGATGGCCGAAACCAAGGCCGGGGCGATAGCGATAGCCCAGCAGTATGACGAGGCGACGGGGGAAGCCGGAGATTACGAGGTGCTGTGGCAGGGTGGGACGTTGCCGCAGGGGCTGGTTGAGGATTAGTGCTTCAGTAAGGTAAATGTAATTGCACTATATAACTAAAAAGATATAATATGCCGCTAATACTTTTTATCCATGACCATGCAGAGCAGGATTTAAACCGCCTGTCCCAGCATGATGAAGATGGCGTTGCCTATCTTGACCATGTGATTGCATTGATAGAAGAAGAGCCTGATTTATTTGACAATCTGGCAGATGAAAAGTTTTATCGAGACTACGACCCGCCCATTGGCTTGCTGGGGATAACAGTAAAAAGAATAGGGGTATTATGGGAGCAGCAGATAAGGGTTATGCGCATCCGGCTGGATGATGAGACCGTGATACCTTACAGAATCCTCTATTGTGTGCGGCATGAGCGACAACCGAACGGCGCTTTAAGTAGGCACCTGCATATTTTAGCGGTTGCCCACAAATCTCTTGATTGTTTTGACTATCAGCCGAATCATAAGTTGATGTGCAGGGTAAGGAATGATTATGCAAACATCTATTAAATTATGGTATCAATGCGGCGTGTTAATCGTCGCTGCAGTAGCTGCACCGATGGCGGAGGCTACGCCTAGGGCATCCTCTGCCATGCCAACCGCCTGCTATATCAATGGCCGCCCCGTCTCTGCCTGTGTGTCAGCTGGCAGGTATTTGAACCGCGTTCGTAGCAACCCGCGTAGAAAAGCAGCAATGGATAGGGTGGCCGGCAGAATAGCCGACCGTTTAGCGCAGGATATAGGCGGCGAAACCATTGTCAGCCTCCGCTTGAGAAAAGGGTTCACTCAAAGCGAGCTGGCAAAGGCAGCCGGGGTTCAGCAATCCTATCTTTCACGCATTGAGCATAACCAATATTCTCTGCATACTGACACCCTGTCTAAATTGGCTGCTGTTTTGGAAGTGAGCGTGGACGAAGTCAGAAATGCCTTTAACCGCCAATGGGAATACTTGGAGAAAAAAGCATGACCACTGCCACCTTAGCCGTCCAATACTGCGACGAAATCATCCGCCATGCCGGTGAATTGAAATATTCCCTCATCGGCGTGCGTCCCGGTTTTTACCTTATTCCAGAGAAAACGGCTGTTATCCCGCAGTTGTGCCTCTGCATCACTTATCACATCCCAATAACTTGCCAAGGTTTTGTGCCGGGAGCCCGGATTCATATTGATATTCTGCGCAATAAAACAGAGGTAACGTGGACATTGGATATGGTTCCTGAAGCTTCTGAGAATACAGAGGGGCACGATTCTTTGAATGGGGTTTTAATGCAAACCATGCTAAATTTCCCTGTGTCTAATCAAGACCTTATTCATGCAAGATTAAGAGTTGGCGATAATGTTCTCATTGAGAGCAATCAGCCTCTTAAAATAATGGATATGCAAAGTTTCGCAGACGAATCCCCTACTTTAAAACCTACCAGCTTCTAACATTCCACCAGCCCGCCCCGCGCGGGCTTTTCTTTTGCCCGTCAACCCACATCCAACTGTAAACCCGTAGCTGACTGTTGCCGCGCCGAAGAGTGCGGCTTTTTTGTTGCCGGAAATCTTGAGTTTTGCCGACTTTCGACGAGTTTGTCTTAATTTTTTTATTTTATTAATCAGATAGATGTAAAAAATAACCGCTAATTATATTACTTGCGGTATTGACTAATAATATAACCGCTAGTAATATACACCCCAACGAAGCACGAAACAGACACCGGCGACCCCGCATAAGTCCTTCAAACGGCGGCGGGGAAACAGGGGGAGAGCCGGAAGGCAGCAGTATCCAGCCATCCGCCCCTTATAAGCCGATAGCGAAATAGAACGCTTCACGATCTTTTATCAAGGCGAATTTTTAACAGAGCCTCTTCATAGAGGAGGCTTGATTAAAAGTTTGTAGATTACCTAGTGCGCCGCCTTGAGTTCCCATGCCGAGGGGAACCTTGCAGCAATTCGCGTGTTCATGCGCTCGAGTAAGCATGCACACCTTTGCGGGGCGCAGCCCATACCGCAGCGCGCAAAAAAGGCTGTCCTGATAAAACGCAGTACAGGGTGGCGCACTAGGTAATTTGATCGAAAGAGAGAGCAATCATGTACACCATCCAGCCAGACTATGACGGCATGTTAGCCGACTACTTGGACGAAATCAGCGCGGCAGATTACGAAGAGAGCAGGCAGGCAGCCGAAACCCTGCGGCTGGAGAAAGAATACCGCAGCGAAATCATCCGCGAATGGGCAGAGGTATCCATAGCGGACGGCGAAGAGAACTACGACATCAACGACCAAGCCACATGGGCAGACCATATCGACTGGTTTTTACTTGAGCGCAACGAAGAGCGCCTGCCGCTGGATATTCCCATGCCCACATGGGAAGAGTGCGTAGCCGCCATTGCCGCCAACTAACACGGAGCAAACCATGCAAATCAACATTGACGGGAATTACAGCCGCGCCGCCGAAGTGCTACAGCGCGGCATGAACCTTATCCAAGGCACAACGCTGGATGAAATCCTAGACGAGCTAAGCCAAGAGGTGCAGGCCGCCATCATCAAGCACATGATGGACAAAGCCGACAGCATCATCCGTGAGGAAGAGGAAGAGCGTGAAGAAGAACGGCGCGAGCGTGACCAACAGTTCACGGGATTAGCCGCCAACCAATAGCCACAGATGGCGACAGACCCCCAGCCGGCGGTGGGGCAAAACACCGGCAGCAGGCGGCGGCTGAACTCCTTGTAAGGGTAATCCCCCTCTAACTACCGCGCGCCTGCATCTTTAATACTCAGGTAGCATCTGGCACTTCGGCCGGAATCATCCCTGGAAGTGTAAACAGATACATGATGAGCATCTTGGTAAACAGCCGCAGCTGCACCAAATCTTGCGGTGTGAAATCAAGCAGGGAATGGGAAGCATCATTACCGAGCTGGCGGATATGGTGGGCAAAATCGCCCATCTCCACAGTTAGTACCCCATCTTTTACTAGGCGGTTAATCCGCCAGTTTAGGTTTTTATCCTTGCTCTCTGTATCTTTTAAAGACAACGCTGCTTCCACCGCTGAGCGGTAGGCATTCCCTGCCGAACGGGCGAAGTCGTCGCCCAGCAGAAACAGTTTTTCTGCCTCAAGCAGGGAAGGCAGCACCTCCGGCGGCGTGTGGTCTGGAATATCCGGTTTAGGCGGTTCGGGCAACCATTCCAACCCATAGCCTAAGTCGTCAAGCTGACGAACGTTTGCTGCTGCATTTTGTGCCAATATTATTGCCACGCTTGGCTCAAGCTCGCTATGACCAACAACCCCGCCGCCGCAATGATTGCAAACCACCAACGACACAATTCGCGTCAAACCGTTATATGCAATTTTTTGAGTAAGGCGGACGTAACACAATGTAAACGCCACATCCTTCTTTTTGCAATACGGACAATCCAAAGGAATTTGTAACATGAATACCCCCAATCAAGATTTAACCCGGGAGACCAGATTTTTAAACAGCATCATGAATCTGCCAAACCGAGAAGCCATACTGATACAGCATTATAAAGGTTTGGGTGAACAAGAGCGCACCAAACTGTTTATTGCCTTAGTCGGTAAATACAGCATTCTGACACAACTCCAACCCACAGGAGCTACAAAATGAAAACCCACATCTCCGCTTGGATAGCGGCTATTTTTATCGGCGCGGCCTTTGTCGCCATGCCCACCCTAGACAGCCAAGACGAATACCTGCAGGCCGAAGAGACCGCAGCCGAGCGGGTAGCCAAGCTAGACCGCCAAGCCTCACAAGAGGCCGCCGAACTGGCGCGGCAATATCAAGAGATGGACGACGTGCAGATTATGCGAGGTGTTGTCTATGAACCGGAGGGAAGGTAATGCACATTATCCAACGCAACGACCACAAGCGCGGCATTGCTACCGTCTGCGGAGAGATACGCCACATCAATTCATCGGTAGCACTCAAAAACCCGCACCCTTCGCAAGCGGGCGAATACAACAAACAGCGCAGCGTAACTGTATTTATGGAGCACCAATTTCCAATTGACGACACTGCTGCCATCGAAGCGCACAAACAAAAACTGCGCCAACTGGACGAGCAAATCCGTACCAACCCGCACCAGAACTACCCCGCCGCCATCAAGCGGACAGGGAACAAACGGAAAGATTAGAAATGAGCAAAAGCCAAGAGTTAATTACAAAGCAACACCCCGTCAGCGCTGTGGATATTCTGGGCATGGTTGCCGGTCTTTCCGCTGCCGCCATGCACATTTACACCGTTGACCCGACCGGGAAACTTAGCCAAATGTTTGCCACCAAAGCCATCCCGCCCCTCCGGCAAATCATCCTGCCGATTGCAGAGGAAGCAAACCAACTAGCCGCAGCAGACGATGCCGCAGCAGACGACTTTGTAGCTGTTGTTACAGCAGCCATTTTGCTGCTAGACAAAGCCAACAAAAAAGCAATCGAGCTTGGCTTGTCCGAAGCAGTCCCCCCGACTATCCAATAACCCCCGGAGTAAATCATGTATCACGTAATCGGAACCTGTAGCCAATGCGGCGGCAAAGTAGTTATCCATGATGTATGGGGGGGCGTCATCCCGCCAACCCCAACTTGCCAGCGTTGTCATGCCACTTTGGATCAACCAGTTATCACTACGACCCCAGCCAAACCACCTGAACGCCATTTATTCCAGGAGTAAATCATGTGCGACCAGCTGATGTATTACACGCAGGTTTTGCAGCAACTACACCAACAGGAGTATGAAAATGAAAAAAGAATTCCCCGCCCAAGTATGGAAAACATTAGCCGCAGTCAATGTGAACGAGCAGACCGAAAAGAAACAGAACCTAACCTATCTATCATGGGCATGGGCATGGCAAGTGCTGATGGAATACTACCCGCAAAGCAGCTATGAAATCCACCCGGAAAAAACCTTTGCTGATGGCAGCGTAGAAGTCAGTGTAAGCGTAACCGTATCTGATGGCGAAAACAGCCTAACCCGCTACATGTGGCTGCCCGTTATCGACCACAAAAACAACGCAGTCAAACACCCTGATGCCTTCATCATCAATAAAAACAAAATGCGCTGCTTGGTTAAGTGCATCGCCATGTTTGGCCTTGGCTTATACATCTACGCAGGCGAGGATTTGCCGGAAGCAGAAAAGCCGGTGGTGCCGCACCAAGGCATAAATATTGAAGAGACCACCCGCGCCCTGCGGCAGGCAGCTAACCTAGACAACCTAAAAGCCATCTTCGGCCATGCTTGGACAGCCGCCACCAAAGAGCAGCAGCCCATCATCAAAGACATTTACGACCACCGCAAAGCAGATTTTGAAGCAGAACAGGAGGCAGCATGAGCGCCATTGCAGTAGCAGGCCGTTTCACAAAAGACGGCGGAATCCGTACCACCAAAAACGGGCATCACATCCTATCATTCGGCATCGCCGAAAACGTCTATATGAACGGCGAAGAGCAGGCGCAGTTTTTCAACTGCCAACTATTCGGCAATCGCGCCGAGAAGCTTGCCCCTTATATCAGGAAGGGCGGGGCGGCTACCGTATTTGGCAGCCTGCAAATCCGCAAATACACCGACCGCCAAGGCATCGAGCGGCAAAGCGTAGAAATCATAGTCGGCGATATTACCCTGCAAGGCAGCAGCACCGACCGGCAGCAGGCGCAGCCAAGGCAGCAGCCGCCAGCACCACAGCAGAGCGATATAGATGACGATGTGCCTTTTTAAATAGCAGAAGCACAGCCCTGTTTGTAAGCAGGGCTTTTTCTTTGGAGAACCCCATGCAAGTAACCCTTTACCAATGCGCTGATGACATCCGCGCCGTTCTCGATGCCCACTTTGACAATGAGACCGAAGCCGCCGACACGCTCGAAGCCGTTATCGGCCAGTTTGAAGTTAAAGCCCAAGCCGTAACAGCTTACTGGCTGAACCAAGAAGCCCAAATCGGCATGCTCGACCAGCACATCAAATCCATGCAGGAGAAAAAGAAAGCCCTGCAAAACCGACAGGGCAGGCTGAAAGAATACTTGGCTTTCAATATGCGGCGCACCGGCATCCGCGAAATCAAAGCTGACGATGGCACGTTTACCGCCAAGTTCCAAAAGAACCCGCCCGCCGTTACCGTCTATGACGAAAAGCAGATACCGGAAGAATATTGGGTGGTGAAGAAGGAAATCAGCAAGAGCGCCCTCAAAGAAGCCATCAAAGGAGGCAAAGAAATCCCCGGCGTCAAACTCGAGAGCAGCGAAAGCCTGCGCATTAAATAACCAAGGAGTAAACCATGACCCAAGTATTTACCCAAATCCGCGACTGGGCAGAAGCCCGCAACCTTATCGA